CGCCATAAAGGACTTCATTTCGCTGGCAGAGGCTGAGTTAACCAGGACGCTTCGGCATCGATCGATGATCAAGCGATCCACGGCAACCATCGACAGCGAGTACTCCGCAACGCCAGGGGACTGGATACAGACCGTGTCTCTGATCCTAGAGACAGACCCTGTCCGGCAAATGGAGTATGTGACAAACGAGGCGTTGAACGGCTTGAAGGTCAGCAGCAGAGCGACCGGCACACCGACGCACTTCACACACGTTGGAACAGAGATACAGGTTCACCCAAGGCCAGATAACACCAGTTCGGGCTACACAGGCGAAATTGTCTATTACGCAAAGATCCCTGTTCTTTCTGACTCCAACACCACCAACTGGTTGCTGACTTTAGCGCCAGACATTTACCTGTACGGCGCTCTGATTCAAAGCGCGCCATATCTGAGAGACGACGAAAGGCTTGCCACCTGGGCGAGCCTGTACCAAAAACTAATCGAAGACCTCTACGTCAGCGACCAACGCACTCGCGGGCAGACGAGCGTAAGAATGCGCGCGGCTGCGCTGCAATAGGAGAAAAGAATGGCTGGTTTTAGTGATTATTTAGAGAACGCCGTACTGGGCTATGTATTCTCTGGGGCGAGCTTCTCTCAACCTGGCACCAAGTACCTGGCGCTCTACACAACCGCACCAACAGACGCGGGCGGCGGTACGGAATTGAGCGGCAGCGCATACGCGCGACAAAGCTGCGCCTTTACGACGACCGGCGCACAAGCGACTAACGGCTCAGCTGTTGAGTGGCCAACAGCTACAGGCTCTTGGGGGACTGTGGTTGCCGTCGGGGTCTTTGACCAAAATTCTAGCGGCAATCTTTTAGCCTGGAACAATCTCACAGCCAGCAAAACCATCAGCACGGGCGATGTCTTCCGCATAAATGCGGGTGACCTCGACATTGATCTCGACTAGTGAGCCAGGGCTACGGCAATGGCAGTTACAACTCTGGCAAGTGGAACGTATGGAGCTATAAAGACGGCTCTGCAACGATCACGGCCACGAGTGCGCTTGCTTGCGCGGGCAGTCGCGTCCAGCACGCGGCAGCTGCTATCACGGCTACTGCGAGCGTTAGTTGTGGCGCTCATCGCGTTGTTCCTGCTTCTAGCACATTTACGGCAGCGTCTACCCTGGCGGCAACAGCGTCCAGGGTACAAAGCGCCGCGGCAACAATCACAGCAGCCAGCAGCGTCTCGGCGTCAGCTGTCACAGTTGTGGATGCGAGTGCTGCGATTACTGCGGCGTCTACTGTCACCGCTGCGGGACATCGTCTCGCGGCTGGCGCATCAACAATCACAGCCTCGTCTACTGTTAGCGCAGCTGGCGAGCGAGTCGCACTGGCAGGGGCAACGATTACTGGATCGTCTAGCACGTCTGCATCAGCGTTTCGTATCGCTCAAGCGGCGAGCGCGATCAGTGCTGCAGGCAGCGTCAGCGCAGTCGGTGAGCGCGTTGCGGATGCTGCCGCAAGCATTGCGGCAAGCAGCAGCGTCGCTGCATCTGCGCAAATCATCGTCGCGGCAAGCGCAACGATCACAGCGATATCAACCGTCACGATCATCGGCGGCGAGTTTCACTTTGGCGCTGCAACAATCGCAGCGACTTCTAGCGTCAGCGTATCAGGCCGCGAAAAGTGGGAGCCTGAGTCTGGCGCATCAACGACATATACCCAGCAGCCAGCGGCCAGCACGAGCTATACGCCTGCGTCAGCTGCATCTACCAACTGGCAAAAAGCGGCATAGGAAATAACAATGGCTGATACGTTTACTAACGACTTACGTTTGCGCTTACAAGAATCCGGCGGTAATAGCGGTCAATGGGGCGACTTGCTAAACACCACTATTACGAACCTAGCGGAAGCCTTTTCTTATGGATCTGAGGCGATTGCTAACGCAAGCACGCACACGATTACGTTACAGGACGGTACGAGCGACGAAGCTCGATCTATGTATTTGAAGTGTACCGGCGGCGGTCAGGCTTGCACGGTAACACTCGCGCCTAACACGGTTTCTAAGTTGTGGTTCATAGAAAATGCGACCAGCTACACGTTGACGTTTAGCCAGGGAAGTGGAGCGAACGTGGCGGTTGCTGCGGGTGCTGTGAAAGTCATTGCAACAGATGGTGCGGGCAGCGGCGCTGCGGTTTACGACGCCCTGGTTGATCTGGATCTGACGGGTACTACTAACCTCGACGCTCTTGGAGTAGATGGCGCGGCTAACTTTGCAGCCGACGTAACTTACTCAGGCGACCTAGTCTCATCAACCTCTGGCACATCCAACTTCCGCGCAGGTGTCAACGCAGGTAACAGCATCATCTCTGGCGGCAACTACAACGTGGTCGTGGGCGATGAAGCAGGTACGGCTTTGACTACGGGTGATAACAACGTAGCCGTTGGTTATGCAGCTCTGAATGATGAAGACACAGGAAACTTTTCAACTGCTATAGGAAGTGGCACGTTATCAAAACAAAACAATGATGGTAACAATTATAATACCGCTGTCGGTTATGCCGCTGGTCAAGAAGTCACCACGGGAACCTTCAACACCTTGATCGGCGGTGAAGCCGGTGATGCTTTGACTGACGCTGACCTAAACGTGGCAATAGGTTATGAGGCTTTAGGTGCAGATACGTTGGGTAGCAGGTCAGTCGCTGTCGGCCCTTATGCCCTACATTTTCAGAACTTCACTACTGCTACCAATACTTATAATACAGCAGTGGGGGTGGATGCGGGTCTAAAAGTCACCACGGGACTCCAGAACACCCTAATCGGAGGCCTTGCTGGTGATGCTCTTACTGATGCAGACCAAAACGTAGCTATTGGATATAACGCTTTAAGTAGTGACACTTTAGGTAGTGGCTCTGTTGCGATGGGAAAAGCTGCCTTACAAAACCAAAACTTTACTACGGCAACAAGCTCTTATAACACAGCGGTAGGGTTTGAAGCAGGAGCCGCAGTCACCACGGGAGTTGAGAATACCATCGTAGGTGGTCTTGCTGCCGACGCAATGACCACGGGATCTTCTAACACCTTTATCGGAAGCACTGCCGCAGGAACAGGGGTGGTTACGGGAGATAGCAACACGGCTGTAGGTAAGTCGGCTGGTCTTAATATCACAAGCGGCGGTAACAACTTGCTCTTAGGCCACGATGCAGGCATTACAGGAAGTCCCGGCGGCAACATTACTACCCACAGCAATAACATATCTCTTGGCGACGAAAATATTACTGCTTTTTATGCTCAAGTTGCTTTAACTGTGTCCTCTGACGAAAGGGATAAGACGGACTTTGTTGACTTAGACCTTGGCTTAGACTTCGTAAAAGCCTTAGAGCCTGTTACCTATTACTGGGACAAGCGTTCCAAGTATGGTGATAAACATGCTGATGATTATGACTTAAATGCACAAACTCCAGATGGCACGCACAAAGAAGATTGGATGGATGTGGGTTTTAAAGCTCAGTCGGTGCAAACTCTTGAAGAAGCCGCTGGATACAAGTTGTCTGACAAGAAAAACCTTACTGTATCGTTAAGTGAAGATGGCAAACAGTACGGACTCAAGTACGAAAAGTTTATACCAATCCTTGTAAAAGCAATCCAAGACCAAGACGTAATCATTCAATCACTTACTGCGCGTATCGCCGCGCTTGAATCTTAAGGAGGCTAGAAATGGCTGAATCAGAAGCACGCTCTGACGAGCAAAAAGCACAAGACTACTCAGCAATGCTGGGCAGTGTAAGCGTAATCACTAACTGTCTTGACGATAACAACGAGTTTTGTAACGACATGACCAGTGCAGAAAAGAAGGAGCGCGTTATGCGTAGTTCTGGCTATCTGTCGTTTATGAAAGACTTGGAAGATTGGGGCAGTGAAGATATGTCAACAATCACCGCAGCAATCTCTGCTGCCGAAGCATACGAGGGATAAATGGAATTACTATTAAACATCTTTAACATTGCTACAGCAGCCGTTGCACTAGCATCAGCAATAACAGCAATGACACCAACGCCCAAGGACGATGCTATGG